ACCGAGTTCGTGAACCATTGTAACGTCACCGACATCAATATCGAAAATATTTTCTCTTGTCGAAATGAGCATGTCAAGATCTATTGACAGGATGTTATCGTACTCATCCCATTTTTCGTCGAATATAATCTTTGTTGAATCAAGTCTTGGATCGATGTGCTCAAAATAACGATCATGGTCAAGTACGTATTCTGCACCACAAATATCTGCATATGCTTTTGCAGATCTCGAACCAGCCTGTGCCCACTCTGGTAAAGTTATTCCATAACCACCCATATCAGCGTCAAAAGATTCATAAGGTATATAATATTGAAATACTAAATTTTTCATAACTCACTTATTTTTTCTTTAAGGCGTCGGCTCCAAAGAATGCTGATACTAATACAGCAATTGATGCAAAGTATGTTGGTGCGATATCAGCTATAAGATTGGCTGCTGTATCTAATCCAAGCATTGAAGTAATTGCAATGCCGATTGGATAGATAAGTAGACCTACTAATGAGAACCATGCCATTTTACGGATAGCATCTCGTTGTGCATCTTGATCTTCTAATGCTTTACGTTTGAATTCCAAATGCATATCCAATTCTTGTTTCGATACATGGCCATCGCCATTTGTATCTGCATCGTCAAGTCCGTCAACTGTCAGGCTCTTCTTCTCTTCTGCCATTTTCGTACTCCGCTAGAATTATGTTAGCAATTTCCATTGCACGTTCATAACCATTGCGCAGACGATTTGACCTGAAGCCATGTTCTGCGAACCACTCAAGTGTATTTATACTCGAACCCGAGCCTACAGATGTAGAGAAGTCCGAAGCAAGCTCTTCGAACTCTGTTCTAAGATTCAATAGCTGCATATGATTCATTCATATCTCTCCTTCATTGCTTCAAGTAATTCCCATTCTAGATATTCAATATCGTCTTCATTACACTGAAAACGAATACCGATACCACCGGCATCATTCCACTGTTTGATATTTTGTGGTTTATCATCAATCAGAATGTTTGGAAGATTATCTGTACCCATCCAAACGTACTTGTGTTTGTTGGCAGTAAAGATGCAGTTATCTACATCTTCAGGCATAAAGCCCCATTTCTGTAACCAATTACGTTTGTGATAAGCAGAATTGTATTCGTCACCACGAAGAGGTGATGAGCAAATACCCCAGTTAATGTTATTGTCTAGAGCAACTTGTTTTACAAGATTTACAACTTGAATTGATTCCGATCTACGATCTTGTTCACCGAATACCGGAAGAGTACGAAAGAAATCTGTACCTTTCAGTTCGGCAAAGACAACTTCTTTGAAATTCAAACTTTTCCAGTGATCTACACCGAACCGTCTTTCAATACCACCAAAGAAATCAGCAATTACGCCGTCCATATCTAAAAAAATCATTATGCAATCTCCATCATATCTTTTTGTATTTCATCGTACGTGCGAACAGCTACAGCAAAAAGATAAGAATCAGAAAGCTGATACTTTTGAGCTGCAAGTTCTACAAATTTTGTACGAGGGATGTTGTAATATTCACAACCGAATTCTTCGGCTTCTAAGACTAAGACTTCATAATTCATAATATAGCTCCTCTAATAATTATATCTCTATAACTATTATATCATACTTTTCAGCAAATGTAAACAGTTTTTTTCAATTAATGTGAAAAAAGTTTACGTTTATCATATTCTTTTTTGGTATCTAAGAGGAGATCGATATAGTTATCACGATGTTCTTCGAAAACTAACGGCGCGTTGTCATCGACGTCCATAAGTATGACTGTATTGGGAATTGCGAGACCTGTTCTTTCTTCGAACATGATCGCATATGCTGATGCTTGTGCAAAGTAATTCGAGATATTCTCTTTCTTCTTGACACGCCGAGACGTCTTGAAGTCAATGATTGACGGTACACCATTCCACTCCGCTATGCAGTCACAACGACCAGCCATGCCAAGATGACGACTATAAAGAGCAACTTCGAGGCCAAAGATTTTCCCGATAGATCGATCAAGAATTGGCCTGAGATTTGTAAGACTTTGCTTAATATGTGGGAGATTGTCTGATGTATCTTCATTCTTCAAATACCGCTCGAGAATATCGTGTACAGCAGTACCCCTATTGCTAGCTCTATGAGATATACGATTTGCTTCATCTTCGCCTACTCTTTGCCTCCATGCTCTAATTGCATCTTCACCGAGAATACTTAATACTGTTGTAACGCTAGGATAGTTACTACCATCAGGAGCAATATATACCCTACCAGTTGGCTTCGTGTCTGTAACCAAGTCATCATATCCGATATCCAAGTCCACATGTTCAAATACTCTTTCCATTTTTCATTTCCATTAATGTTCGTGCGGGTGCACAGTAAATGTCTTCAATTTCGTCTAAAGGTCTACCAATTTCATATGACGCTATGTTTGATGCAAGTTCATAGTTCATAGTCGCAAAAGATTTACATGAGACTACATCAGGAAAGGGATATCCTATAAAAGCCCACATATCTCTGCCATCTTCACCTGCTATCATAAAAAATGTTACAACTATAACCCATCCTTTCATTATTGCATTCCTAACCAATCCATTAATTGATTTGCATCATGAATCGTGTTACGACCTACAGCTGTGAGACACATATAACCACTTTCTTTATAAGATATTAAGGCAAATCCACCGTCAGGATCTTGCATAATAACATGAACGATCTTCTCACCCATTGTTCCGTCTGACGCTGGAGCTCTACCTGCTCCTGCCATGAGTGGCAATAGTTCTTCTTCCTTGTAAAATTCTAAGATTTCATTGCGGTCGCTTTCACATATAACAGTGTCAGTCATCCACTTTTCTTCTGCTTCTGCGCGTGGCATAAAGAATATAAATCCTACCATGAGAATCCAAAAGGCAAAGAAAAGATAAGTTAAGTTTTTCATTATTTCATTCCTAGCATCTCTTTCGTCATAATATAATCACGAAGAAAGTCTGATCTTACGATATCGGCCCACCCAAATGTAATCACACTAAAATTTTTGAGTTGCTCGATAATACGTAAGAATCTCTGGATTCCATCACGTTCAGCTTCGTCTTTGAAATCTGACTGATGATAGTCACCACTAAATATAACTCTGCAATTATTACCTACACGTGTGATAACAGAGTCGAGTTCGTGAAAATTAAGATTTTGCATCTCATCCACGATGATTATACTATTGTCGATCGTGAGTCCCCGTATGAACGACGTAGTAGTAAATTCGAGTTGGTGACTACTCACCATTTTATTATATATAGCACCGTCTCCAAACAGTTCGTAACAGATTGCTTTGTACGGCGTTTCAAATACTTCTTTCTTTTCTTCGATTGTACCAGGTAGATATCCCATATCTCGTGTAGGAACTACCGACCTGACAATAATGCATTTATTATAAGGCGTCTCTCGCTCGAGAACCGATTCCAATGCCAGATAGAGCGCAACAAAAGTCTTACCAGTACCAGCCGAACCAGCAAGTACCAGATTATCTCCATCATCCCATGACTTCCAAGCTTTTTCTTGATTGACTGTTTGTGGTTCAAATTCATAGAGATCTTCATAATGTGCTTTCGCTTTACTCATGTTCATCAACCCATTTGAGTTCTTGTATTAGTCTGTAATACCATTTTTTTTTTTTTTTATCGTGAGCTTTTAATATGTCAGACTTTAACTGATTAATACGAATCTTTATATATTCAGACTTAGTTTTCTTCTTACCACGTCTCATGTTTTAATAGTATTACCACTGCCAGAACCCTTTTTAATTCTACCGAGATGATCTTGCCATTCACTACCAGCTCTTCGAAGATTCGACATAGTGTTACCCGCAAAAGCGGGTGTAGATAATACCTTTACAATGTCATCGTCGATCGATAGATGGTGTGCAAGTTCATCGAATGAGCAAACAACATCCCATTCTTCACCGGTACTAATTCTTTTGAGCGTGTATTTCGGCATTGATTTCGTCTCTTAATTCAGCGATACGTTCTTCTAATACTGATATAGTTGTATGTATGTGCCCCGTATCATGCGGCTGTATTCTTGTTTTCAATATAGCAACTTCTTCTTGTAACATTAGAAGTCGATCAAGCGGACTGCAAAGCATTTCCTTTATATCCTTCCCACCATGTAGGTGCTGGTCGTTTCCATTCCCACTTAGCAAACCATTTTGCTTCGTGATAGTAATTACGATAGGCCTGTACAGCATCACCTTCAACCATACATTGAGGATAATGAGTCATAGCCTGTGCAAATTCAGTAAGACCTATATCAGGAATATTTTGAGGCGCCTTCTCCAGAAGTTCACCCAAAACTTTCCATGTAGTATGTACCTTACCACGTCTATATGTATACTCATCAGACATAGCTTTAAAGTGCACATAGTGCCAATCATAGTTTGCTTTAGATAGTTTAGTCCATGTAGTACAAGGATGAAACTTATGGACTGCTGTATAGTATAAGTCATCGCGCTCATCGCCGAATTCAAAGTACTGTTGCATTGTTTTACCTGATTTAGAACGCCTTCGAGTAGGAGTACCATCAAGTAAACGATGGACAGTAGACAACATTTGCCCAGATTCTACGATCATCTTGGGTACATGTTTGTCACATAGCATTTGAGCTGCTACAACTGGATCATTATCAAGTATAAAAATATTCATATTCCGGATACCACGCCTGCATCATTATTGGTTTGATTCATAATATATTATAACAAAACCGGAGTTAGTTGTACACTACTATTTTTTGGTTTTAGAGTAACGTTCGAAGTTTAGGTCCATGTAAGTTTGCGATTTGTTGTTCGATATAATTTCGTTTCTTCAAAATCTTTTGTGCTCTGTTTTCTTCACCTTTCTTTGCCAGCTTCTTGGCGTAGATTTCTAATTCTGATGAGTCTTTTTGTAATCTTTCGATTTGAGCATTCATTATTGTCTGAACCTTACTGTAAAAAAAGAGTATAGGCAGCCGGCACCTATACTCTGCTAGTGTTAAGTTTTTATACAAGGAGTTAGTCGAGAAGACCAGGGAAAGCCTCCTGTACGATTGGTTTAGTTATGCCTTTCGGCGTTTTTTTATTCACCATATCAATAACAAGTCTGGCGTCATTAGGATGAATGCCTTCGATCAGCTCAATGAATAATCTTTCACGTTTGAACTTCTGCATTCTATCACCCTTACCGCCTTTTACAAGATAAAGCAACTTAGCTCTCTCACGTAAAAAATTTGCAGGAGCGTTATGAGGTTCTGATGGTGTATATGGAGGTTCGCCTTCCGGTAAGTTCCATATAATCTTTTCACTCATAGCGCCGAATATAATATCTCTTAAAGCTTGTGAATCGTTTTGTTTGAGAACATCAACCTTTTCAGACTTATGTCTCTTTTTATTCATCTCATCAAGCACTTCGAATACGTATTTAGCTATTAAATAAATTCCTCCACGGATTCAATCAACATTTTCATATTTTTATTTATAAGAAACGGCAGCACCATACCTTTGTTTTTCAGAGGATCTTGATTTTTATATTCCTCTAAGATCTTTTCTTTAAGACGATCAGGTGTCTGTGTTAGATCGATCAGTTTCTTGTTGCGTGTAAAGTTACGGTACCAATCCGTATTTACATGTCCTACATTATGTATAGACGAAAGATCTTGTATCATACCATCTTTCTTTTTACGAGACAGTGGTGTCTGTCTACGACCTTCGACAAAGACATCATCGTCTGATAGAACATTTGGCACACCGTCGCCAGCATCACCAGTCAAAATCTTTTCTGTAAGATTAGCAACAGGATTATCTTCGACTACAGCTTTTTTCATCATAGGAGAAAACTGCTTGACATTCGGATACTTTTGTAATTGCTTGAAGTCATGGTCAGATGAAACAATCATTACATCTTCGTATTCACCGAACTCTTGTGTATTCTCTACGAGTGTACCGATAATATCGTCTGCTTCGCATTCATCGATCTTAATTACTTTGTACGGAAAGTTCTCTTTGATTTCTTCATGAACCATATGCAAGATACGAAATGCTTCACCCCAATCAAAGTCAGATTCGCTGCGATCTTTACGACGATTTGCTTTGTATTGTGGAAAATAATTACGACGCCAGTTATTGCCGCTATCGATAGCAAGCACAACCTCGCCGTAGTCTTTCTTGAATTTGGTACGATACATACGAATCGAGTTAAGCATCATATGACGCAACATACTCTCATCGTTGACTTTGTTGACTGCAATTGTGGCGATTGCAATACCAGAGAAATCAATTAGAATCATAATTAAACCTTTACATAATCGGATTCAGGACAATAGAAATCATAAGTTTCAACGAAACGTTTAAGATCTTTTTTATTGCCGTAGAATTCAAAGAGTGGATTACCACCTGCCGGGCCTACGTAGGTGATAAGTTTGGCGGCAATATTAAATTCGAGTGTATCGTTAATGATTGTAGAGAATGGACAATCGTGGGCAATATCAAGTTGAATGACGTACATAATTTAGCTCCATTTTAGTTTGATTTTTATTGAAAGAATGGATGATTAGATGGTAAATTGATAAGTTGATTATATGAGATTGTATAAAGTTGAGTGTTATGAGTGATAATGTGTTCGAGATTTTTATTTGTATTTTTAAGATAATTGGTTAGAGATTGGAATGAATTGAAATTGATAGTGTGAGTTGATGGGGTGAAAGTGGTTAGTGTAAACATATTTTTAGCTCCTCATAGTTATAGTGCTATTATATCATACTTTGAGGTAATTGTAAACAGTTTTTTTCACTTTTTTTAATTTTTTTTCAAATGACGGGAATGTATTTTACAACCTATGAACTCGTTGTACCAATCATCGGAAAATAGTACGTCATTATCGAACTGAGCTTTTGCCTCGTAGTAAGACATTTCTCCTTTGTTTCGACAGAGTCGTAATATTTCTCGTCTGTAATTGGATTCTCCCTTTTGCTCTTTAAGAGTTTGGAGACTTGTATTTGAGCCGAAATAGGTACGCCAGTCAGATTCAACTCTGGTGCGGACTTTTCGGTTTCTCTTTGAATTTTTAGGTAGTACTTTAGGGCGCCAGAAGTTTTTCTTACCGAGATATTTCTTCCCTGTATCCAATTCTGTGATGACGTATACGAATCCTTGGTAATCTTCGGGCGTATCGGTATATTCATTTCCATTGTAAATCCACATGTAATTATATATCTAATATATTATATCACATTTTGAATTCAATGTAAACTGTTAATAGTCTTCTTGTTGTGATATGTCTTCTGCATCTGCTCTTCTACCGCATACTGGACAAAACTCCGGAGTCTCTCCATTTTCAACCAGTACAATCGTTACTGATTCGCATTCCTCGCATTCTATTCGATACTCGTTTTCCACTTTTTTCTAATATCTCCAGTTTACGATTGTCATCGCAGTAAAACCATTCTCTTATTTCATCTGATAGACGACCACAACCGATACACATGCCAGCGTAGTCGTCTATAAGTTTGCATACTCTCACGCAAGGTGAAGGTATTTTAGAAATCGATTTCACAAGCTCCACCTGCACATGCCGCGGCACCAAGTGTATCGACATCCACATAAGTTCTTTCTGTTAAATCTGTCTTCCAATCAATTGGTTGCAGATTGCGTTGTATCTTATTCCATTTATGAAGTAAATAAGCATCTTTCAAACAGTATTCTGCTTTCTTTACATCGCCATCAAAATAGTTATCAGCAAAGTTTGCGAATCGTCTTACCCAATCCTGTTTTGCAGAGTTCTCAGATGATTCAAGAGATAGGTCTTCACCCATACCTTGTGCTGTAGAACAAGCAATCCATAGGTTTGAAAAGACTTTCAGTGCGTCGACGACCATACCTGATGCAAAGACTGCACCTTCACTATACTTATCGACCATTTCTTCTGCAGAAATAACCGCAGTATTCGGTGCTTGATTATAGTCTTTATCACCAGACGGGGCGAGGAATGAAATACCTGAGAAAGAATAACGATTCTCGAATACATATTTCTCCACATCGTCCCAGTCGTCGACAATAATTGTATTTGAAACGTTGTGACGAATTCCCTCATCTGCACAAAGTTCCTCATTTGTACCTTCGACAACCCAGTACTTCTGTGCTTTCTTGACAAGGTCAAGGTGCTTTACACCATACAGATTGTCTTTGAAATAAGAACCTTCATGTGGAATGATAGGGAATGAAATCACAACATCGGATCCGGTTGCAGACCAAACAGATTCCTCAACCATATAAGGATTCGAACGAATAATTGCCTGAGTAATTTCAGACTCTTTATTCATTTGAATATTTCTTATGTATTGTGGAGAGTGCTCAGCATGTATTCCACTAGCTGTTCGTAGAAGAACAGATGCATTACCACTTGGCTTAACGCAAGTAGTCCGAGCAGCAGGATTAATGCCGATAATGGCTGCAACTTCTCGATTTGTCTTCTTAACAATATTTGCTCCTTTTTTAAGGATCTTCGTATCGAAAAGAATATCTGGGTTATTCATCCATCCTGTAATAGAGACACCAAGCAATGCCTCGCGATCGAAGATCTTTTTAGATACAGGACTTAGGAATTTGAAGTCCGTGTATCCCGCTTGTAATGTACCAAGAATAGCACCAGCTTTACATGCTGTATAGAAATCTTCTTCGGTAGTACACATACCACCATTGATTTCTGTTAGGTTACAACCTTGCCATCCTGATTCACCGTCCATTTGAGGATACATACCAATCTCAACACAAGGGTTTGTGGTATGTTCTTTTGATGTTGTAAAATAGAAACCAGGCTCACCGAATGATTTTACTGATTCCATAATCTTTGCAAACATTTCAGGTGTCGCTTCGTCGCGTACAATCACAGCAGAGTTATTTGAACGACCGCGTTGTGGATTATCCATAAACCAGTTACCCGTCTTTGCATTCATCATCTCATCATCTTCTGGTGAGAAGAGACAGATTGTAGCAGAACGACGTACACCGCCAGAAAGTACTGCGTCGGCGGCGTGCATACAAATATCGTATACAGTAATAGGCCGCAGTGCAACTGAATCTTTGGCATCTATTACCATTGCCTGTAACATATGTTCAATCTTATCGAGTGAACGACGCAGACCTTCTGGACCTGGAGCTTTAAATCCACCAGAGATCTTTGCACCTTTCGGTCTGATCTGTGACAGATCAAAGAATACACGACGACCTTCATACTCAGGATACTTACCACCACCTACAAAGTAAGATGACATCAACACGTCAAGTGCAGATGCCCATCCTTCAATTGAATCTTCTACGATGTATCCTTTGGCTTGTTTTGTGCGTGTAGTAATTTGTGGAAGCTTTGCGACATGATGTTCTTGTACAGAGAAACCTGCACCGGCGCCACATAATAGAATATAGAAGAATTCGCCAAAGAATGCAGGACGATCAGCGTACGAAGACGTACAGTTGTACATTCTCATCTGATGCTTCATCAACTGCTCACCACCAAACTGAAGAGCTCTTTGTGCACCAAGAACTCTCTGTTCTTTATATGCTGTTCTAGCTTCTTCTAAGTATGGCTGAAGTTCGTCTAATTTTTCTGAATAGTTATTTTCGTGCATTTCTAAAACACGGTCGACAGCCTCATTCCAAGTTTCATACGATCCATCTTCTTCTTTGAATCGTGAATATCCATCATAAAATTTGGTCTGAGACAAAAAGTCTCTCGTGTCTGCGAATCGATTTGATTGCATCCGGTCATTCCTCTATATAGGTGATTTGTTTCTGATTGTAGTATTATATATCAAATCTCAAGTTTTGTAAACAGCCCTGGGAGGCTTTTTTACTACTTTTTCATAAAATATTTTTTTATCATTTCAATTTGATCGTCATACTTTGCAACTTCTTCGAGTTCGTGCTCGATTGCTTCCATAATGTCAGAATGTTCGCCGACACCAACGGGTCTTTCCATATAGACTTCAATATTTGCAAGGTGTTTGTTAATATGACCTTGTGCATGTGATAAAGCAGCTTTAATTAGTGTTTCTCTCATTTTCTAAATCCTTAATTCTTTTTTCAAGTTCATCAATTTTCTTTGTGACGTATGGATATTTTTTTCTCCATGCATCTGTTGGTTGCTCGAACCAAGTCCAACCCCATCTTTCAACAAGATAATCAAGAAGCATATCAAACTTGGCATAACACCAAAGACCGATTCTTGTATCCTTAAAATATGCCAAGAAAGCTGCACCTAACAGTGATCCGGCTATAGCTGTATATATCCATAGAGTATCGTCAAGCATTCTTTCAATCACTTATCCCTCCACTATGGTATAGTTTACATAATTTGTCATGCTATGATCCTTTGCTCCGTCGAGAACACCTGCTCTGTAACCTCTAAATCTATCTTTAATTCTCTGCCATATAGTCATTTTCCGTATTTTACCATAATGATTAATATAACACAAATGACCATGATGTTTATAACCCATGAGAGCCAGAGGAACTCTTGCAACGATGTCATTATTGTTTACGAATCTCCAGTGTTTTACATGCATATTTCTTACAAAGCTAAAAGTACCGACTCTTGGAGATCCGAATGTATAGAGTTCTTCTACACGATCTTCAAGTCGACTCGCAAAGAGAGTTGCCATTGCTCCACCTAATGAGTGCCCGCATACATATAATTTCAAATCTTTATGTTGATCTATAATATTAGTAATCATATTCCAAAGTTTATCAAGTTCACCTCTGAAACCGGAATGTACCCATCCGTCGGTCATCGATTTTCTCGGTATTGCATTCAAATCTGCAAGGATATCGGACAACTCATCAGGTTCTGTACCTCTAAAACATACTACAATTTCTTCTTTGTCCCATACAATATGACATTGTGCACCGTCATGTTCAATAAAGCGATGTTCGATATAGCCCATTCCCATATATGGTATCTTACCATTTAGATCTAAATATGCGTGCTGAGCCATTTGAGCAAATTTATTTGATTTTTGTAGATTCAGTTCCATTTTCGACATTCTCCCGAGATTCGTCGTCAGTCACTGCTTCTTCATAATAAACTATAATGTCTTTTTGTTGATTGATAAATCGTCTAAGTTCTGCTACGTTCAATGCCAGATTTTCATAGTCTCGCATCGATAGTGCAACATAAGCAAGTTGTCCGTTTTCTTCTTCAAATTCTTTTACAAATTGCTCATAGTTTTCTTTATTGACAACATATACTCTTACATCATTGAGTTTTACTGGCTTCGGTCTCGCTACTACCGGTATCGTTATCCTCTCGATCTTGGTCACTACTTTCAATTCCGGCTCTTTCTCGAGACCGCTGCAACCACTCAGGAATAGGATAATCGTCACCGCCGGTATCAATAGTGATATCGCGCCATATATTCGCTGTAGCACCATTCATCTTTCCTTCTAATTTAGCAGCATCGAGTAAGGCGTCTCTTACAAGATCAAGTTGCTGCAATTTATTTCGAAGACTATCACCATAGTCTTCTGCTTTTTGTAGATTCTTTTGTAATTGGTTGTTGAGTGCTGCTTGTTTCTCAACACTTGCTTGAAGTGCATTCACACTCGCCTGCGCAGTTTCTGCTGCCATTTCGAGTTGCGCATTATTTTTTCTTAATGTTGATATAGTGTTCTGTGTAGTATCATAATAATACTTAGCACCATAACCAATACCGCCGAGAATAGCTAAAACAATTACGAGAAGGTATACTTTCAACATTATAATTCGAACTCAGCGGTAGGTGGTGTAAAGGTTGATGTGTATCTTGCAAGGCCTTTAGTAAGTCTAAAATCTTGTATGTAGCCTTGATAATAACTTGAGTGAGAATATCCTATTGTTAAATCAACTGTACCAGTCCAATCGAGAGAGCTAGTCGCAGTATTAGATGATGTGCCATTTACCCACATAGTGTAATTGTTTCCACTACGAGTAATTGCTACATGAGACCAAGCATCTTGAGTGGCGTTACTACCGCTGTTAAAGATTAAGCTACTGTGTCCCTGGAATCTCCATTTGCTTTGATACAAACTAAAATACCATCCCGTATTATCACTAGTGTGAATAGCAGCTATTGTTCCAATACCTGAAGGAGGTGTAATATCTTCTGGATAGAACCAACCTTCAAGAGTAAAGTCACTTGAACTTAGTATAATTTGCGGTGAAGAAGGAATTGTTAGTACGTCATTTGAGCCATCAAAATAGACGGAAGATGATGTTGTAAACTTCCTAGTTGAAGTGTTAGTTACACTACCGCTTACTTTGAATGTATTTGCTGCAGATGCATCATAGATATTTGCATCTGACTTGTTGTTCATCAACATCACGCTTCCAGATTGTGCGAGAGGAGCAGTCGGCGGAGTAAAGTCTGACGTGTACCTTGCAGACTTAGAATATCTAAAGTCAGCTTGATCACCGATAAAATAGTCACCGTTTGCAGGAGAACCTACAGATGAATTTCTACCAATATTAAATTCAGTACCAGTAAAGTTTGTGGTAATAGAGGTACCTGCATTTGATGTTTGAGCTTCACCATTTAAGTAAAAAGTACATGCGTTACTACTTCTTACTAATGCCCAATGATACCAAGTGTTTTGCGCAACTGTATTATCAGATGCAAATGTGGTACTGTTAATACCCATTTTTATTTTATCGTCAGTTTCTTGATACCAACCATATGGACCTGTAGTTAATGCCGATCTGTTATCAAATATCATTTGATAGTTTGTAGGTCCATCAGCAGTAACACGTAACCAACCTTCGAATGTAAAATCACTTGTTCCAATAGCTTCGACGGTATTCTCAAGAGCATCACTTCCATCAAAATTAACTGAACCACCATGATCATCTCCAGACCATGGTTCATAGTCATATGGTGTAAATGGCGATGTTTCTACTGCACCATTAGTAGTTAGAGCATGCCCTGTAGTAGATTCATCACCAATATAAGGTAATCTACACGTTAATAATTTGGTGTTTGTAATGTTTTCAAGTTTTTCCGTAGGAGGTGTAAATGCTCCAGTATATACTGCAGAACCTACTACAAACCTTACATCAAACAT